ACTCAATAGGGAAAGAAGACGACGAGGCATATACGGCTCACACAACCGTAAGGATGTCAGTCACACACAAGGTGGGAGGCTCACTTTAGAGGGGGAGCATGCGAACAGGGCTAGACACTTCAAAGACAAAGGGACTCTGAGAGTGATGAAATCAAAACAGACTACTCTTTCTGAGTTTAATCCCTCTAAAATAGAAGAGGCACATCGACCTCACAAGTACCCCACCATGACCATAGGTACTAAACCGGGAGCAACAACCATGGGTAGGAAAAGAGCAGAAGGGTTGAGTAATCAAATGCTCGCAGAACTGGCGGAACTTAGACTACCAGACATAATATCAGCCGAGGGGGGTTCTAAGTGGACAGAGGGGGGAGACACAGAACCCTCATTCACCTTACCTAGAGTAAACCCAGCGCAACAGGCCAAACTTCTGGAGTTGGCGGCGAAGTATGGACAAGAGGCTGTCATGTATACTGCTGGTCAGCAAAAACCATCTTTCAGAGATGCTCGTGGTGATATTACCGAACAATATCAATCGTCATCTATTACTCCAAACAAACCTGATTATTATACTAATTATCCGGGTTCTAATCTTTACCAGACACTGAATTAGGTGCAGAAGGCTTATGATAGCCACCCTCGTGGGGTCTTTCTAGAGGTCACTAAGATGAGCAGACAAGACCCTTCGGATAAATCGGAAATGAGATTGACCGGGTTGATACTAACCCAGTCGGCTCTAGTGGGGGTCGCAATAGGTATCTACGATGCTGGATTGTGGCTACCCGGTGGAGAGAATGCAAACCAATACGTCAACGGAATGACATATGCTATGGGGGCATTGGCAATTCAGATTCTGGCGTACTACTTGTTCAAGATGTTCTTTGAGGAGCAGATGCAGGAGCGAGTCAGGATGTCAGAGATGCAGAGGCAGAGGGACTACCGCTTCAGAGAGCAGCAGTTCAACTACGACCAGCGTCGTGCAGACATGGAACTACGAATGCAGGAGATGCAGTTGGAGAAAGAACTGCTTTGGATGCAGCAGAATCCGGGCAAGATGCCACCATCAATGGCATCAAACAGCCAATCCTCGGTATCAGGTCTGGGAGTTGACCTGTTCAACACATCAAAACCACCATCACACAGTGCGAACGTCACTCAAGCAAGGAGTTTCGGTCTGGACTCGCTAGCAGATGAGATACTGGAGCAATCCGTGACTCCCCCTAGGGACATTTCATCCGATAATGTGCGATTAAAGAAGGATGGGACACCAGACCTTAGATACAAGAACAGCAGCGGCGATAACTGATGGGCAGGATATTCAAGACCCCCAAGGACGACTCAGTAGAAGAGACACTGCGTGCCATGCACTTGGCAAACACGGTGGACAATACCTACGAATGGGGTGTTGGATGGCTTAGAACAATACTTGCAGCACTAGGAGCGTCACTAGCAGTCAGTGCGATTGAATCATACACCGATTTCACTCTCTGGGGTTGGACAGTCGAGTGGTCATATCAGCAGGTCGAGGGTTTTGCTGACTGGCTCTACTCTCAACTGCCCAACTAGGTGAGATGAATGGTAGGTGGAGGGAGCGTACTCGTCGGTGTAGCCATATACGGACAACACCTCTACAATGCATGGAAGCCAAGAAGAGTCGGAGTATATGGTACTAGCATGGTCGGCAAGACCACTCTCGACAGGTACATGACCACACCCGGCGAGATGGAAGAGATAGCAGAGGATGAGAGAACAGAACACTTCAAACTAATCACCAGATACATGTTGCCCAAACCGACTAGGAAGAGAATATCTTGGCAAGGCGAGAAGAGAGTTGTATACTCAGCAGACATAGGTGGGCAAGAGAGGTTCTGGAATCTGTGGATTGACGATATGGTAGCCAGACAGGTGGAGTGCGTCATGTACGTGTTCGATGACAGAGCCTTCGCTGGTGGTCCTGAGGGTGCAGAGCAAGTTGCCGGGTTCAAGTATCTCGTAGACAGGCTCATTCAGAGGGACTACAGATACAGAACCCTCAGAAGCAGATGGAAGGGGAAGAAGTACACACCTAGGATGCTCATGTTGGTGGCTAATAAGGCAGACAGGTTCTTCGACAAGAAGGCCGCTGAACTCTGGCAGCAGAACAGAATAGGCGAACACAAGATATTCGACCCGTTCCGAGATGACCTGATTAGATTGCAGAAAGCGAGGCTTCCAACAAAGCGTGCTTTCATGGCCACTCGTGTGGGTTGGAACGTCGAACCAACCCTAGTAGAACTCTTGACCTCTTGAGTGACCTTTTTGATGTAGTAGGGTGTGCGACCTCTATGGCCAAGGGTAAGACCACCACCACTCTCGTTCCGACAGGAGGGGGTAGCAACTCACTTCGGACCACCATTCCCATGTGGATTGTGCAGCAATTCGGCATGACTGCCGGTAGCAAGGTAGAATGGCGATTATCGGCAGAAAATGGGCAAATGTCTATTCATGTGACACCAGCGGAGGGTGAGTGATGGTAGGCGGCCTCTTAGATGTACCCGATAACATGTACCGCACGATAACAAGAACTCCGATTCAGACTCAGAGCCTAAGCAACCTAAACGACGCAGCGATGATGAACATGGCCCAAATGGGCAACCCACAGTTCAATCAGGCGGCTATAATGGAGCAAGCAATAGCACAACAGCAGATGCAACAGATAGCGACTCAAAAGAACCTTGAAGTTCCGAAGGTGAACTTCTACCCATCCAACCACGCTGACCCAAGAAAAGCCAGAAGGAAGGACATCAAACAGGCATACAAACTTCTCAAACCCACTAAGAGGTCTATCCTAGACCCAAGAAGATGGTTGGGAAGCCCGTACAGATACACCAAGGACAGTGGGACGTGCGTAGTTGATGGTTGTGACTGCAAGCAACTCATAGAATACGACAATCTCTATGCGAGAATAACAGACGAAGACACAGGTAGAAGCCTCTGGGACATGTACTGGCAGAATCCAATCTCAGGACAGACCGAGGCATTCCTAGCAAGAAGCGGTGTGACCAGTGGGAAGACACTCAAAGGGACATACTGCCCTGAACATCTACATCTGTACCACCTACTCTGCAAATGGGAAGACGCTCAAGACAAGGAAGACGAGATGAGACCAAGCAGGTTCAAGGACAAGGTGAAGAAAGGAGTGAGTCTGGTCACCATACCGGTATCATCACTGCAAACTACTGAGACCAGAGCGCCTGACCTAGTTCAGAAGTACGAGCCTTTCTTCCAAGAGATTGAGAAGGACTCCAACAAGACGAAGGGAATCAATGTCTGGCACATTCCCAACCCTGATACTGGTAGCAATGACATCACAATGATACAATTCGACATGAGAATGTTCCAGAAAGAGGCTCAAGAGCAACAGTTGGCTGCACAACAGGCATTCAACACCGTTCTCAACCAACAGGCTCAAACCCTGAACCCCGCTCCGACTGTGCAGACACCACCACCGGTAGTGCCTACAGCAGCAACAACAGCAAATCCAGCAGAGGTAGTACAATGACACTAGGGCTTTCAAATCTAGGAAGCGCCCAAAACGGCAATTCTCTCAGTCTAGGTGCTTCTCAACCGAACGCTTTCGGACAACAGCAGCAGCAGTACACCAACGGATACGGAACATCACCGTTGGTAGGTGGCATTCTAGGGGGCGCAGGCATATCCCCCCAACAATACAACGCTCCAGTAGCACCGCCCTCGGAGACCCAGATTCTGGCTTCGATGCTTGCTACAATCCAACCGATTGACAAGTTCATCATCAGTCAGAACATGCCTGTGTTCATCGAGATGCTATCCAATATCACTACATTCTCATTATTGAATGTCCTCAAGAATGCGACTTTCACCATGGACGAGGACACTGGTAGTCTCTCACTCGATGTGACTTCCATGCCAAGCGACCTACAGACTCTCAGTGCTGAGAATATCATAGCACAACTCAACAGCCTACAGAACACATCCATGCAGATAATCCAACAGGCAGAGCAGGAGAGACAGATGATTCTACAGATGGCAGACCAGTCGTTAATGCAGGGTATGCTCAACACCGCACTCTCTGACCCCGGTATGATGGAAAGCGCAGGGCAGGCAGTTGGTGGCATGTTCAACAGAGCACTATTCGGGAGGACCTGATTATGATGTCAGGACCAAGTGGTAGAAGTTCACTCCCTCTTGGAGTACCGAACCAAGTGGCTAACCTCTCGCTCAACCTCTTCACACACAGGAGAAGCGTGATTATCGACATGGTGATGATTCAACTCATCAGTGCCATACTCGTCATGCTCTTCGTCTTGGTGTTCAAGGCTGCTGACATAAGTCAGACAGACGCTTCAATGGCCATGATTGCCATCTTCGTGTCAATGATGGGACTTGGCACTATATACACCAGAATAAGTCGAATGTAAGTCTATAAGTCAACAACGTTCATTTGGTGATTATACTTCCGGTCATACGTGACCGAGCGAGAGCGAGTGGTCAAGAGGTCCTGCGCCTTTTGTCAATGTGAGGAAAGAGAGCAACTGGAAGAGGCACTCTTGAACGGTGAAATCAGTTGCAAGCAACTAGACAAGGACATGACTTGGAGAGCCAATACAGCAGACCGCCACTTCAAGAATCACATGGGTGAGTATCACATGGACTCCAACCCATCTTGCCCCGTCTGCTCCCATGACAGGAGAGGGGAGTTCGAGACAGGCTACTTCGAGGGAATACTACCTAGCGAGGACATAGCAGAAGTCATCGGTTGCTCTGAGAACTCGGTCTACCATCACATGAAGCACCACTTCCAACCCCTCGTCAAGAAATCAGCGGCATTCGAGGTCGCTATCACCCTAGGACAAGAGATGAACGTGCTGCGAAACAACGTGGAGAAACTCAATGACAAGTTCAACGAGTTGCTGGACTACGGTAGCGTTCACGAGGATGGCTTCGTAGGTGATGCGGTGAAACTACACAAGGAAGTCAGAGAGAGCATCAAAGACCTAGTGAAGTTGAATGACACTTGGGGAGCAGATAGCGACGGTGCACAAATCAACCAGACGTTCAACATACTAAAGGTCGAATTAGCCAAGGAAAGTCCCGATAGTTGGAAGAGGATTAAAGAGCAGTTATTGGAACAGCAGGGCGAGTGAGGTGGGGGAGCATGGAGCAAAGAATAGTAATCACTGATTTACTACAGATGTCCCATCCGGGCTACAGGCTCATCAAAAAAGGCAGGGTAGTCAACGAAAACGAACTACCCATACTACTAGACTACGCCACCTTGGTGTACAAGAGGTTCAAGTTCTACGTCAATCGAGACTCGTATGGCAACCTCGACTACTCATCCTTCCTCAGTGACATAGTGGATGCATTGAAGACCCTATCCGAGGATGACGACCCGGTGACCGTCTGGCCAGTGAGGGACAATCTCAAATCACTACTACCACTTTTCGAGGACGAATGCAGGAGAATGGGCAAGTGCTTCACCAACCCACCATTCGTCAAGTCGTTCTACATCGAACTATCAGATGCGATTTCACAGACTGCCAATTTCATGATGGGGGAGACTGAGGCAATATGACCGAGGGCATGATGGGTCGTGGTAGCGATACCAGACTATACAACTCAAGAAGCGAATCATCCACGATGTTCAGGTACAACGATGGATACGAGAGTCGCTACAACCCCGGTGACCCTGAGTACCTAGATGCCGAGAAGGAGAAGAAGCAGAAGGAGCAGGACAGGCAGGAGCAGAAACTCAAGAACAGGAAGCACGTCAAAGTCACACCTGCGCTGCTTCAGCAATTCAAAGACGAGCCGTCGGAAACCAGAGACGACACGGAAGAAGACCCTAGGAGTCTATCAGGCAGACTCACGAACGAGGGGGAAATCGACGCACTCACCGGACCACCCGGCAATGGTGGCTTCCTGACCAGCCTAGCCAACCAAGGAAAAGGGCCGGGAGCGGCATACGGTCACCCGGTGTTCACAAGCGAGCCTATGGAGAACGCTTGGTCCTCATTGCTCAAGTCATTCGGTGAGAGTGCAGATACCGCCATGCTCAGACCACTCAGAGAGTCCGGTAGAGCAGACGACAAGGAAGCGGTACAGGAGAGGAGAAAGAAGTTCAAGCCCAGCACAGGGCAGTTCAAGACAGGACCGGGAGGCATGAGCGGTGGTATCAACGCCACCGAGCGTTCGTACAAGGCCAAGAGGAGAGGTGTCACCAGAGGCAAGAAGACCGGCATGATGGAAGCACCGCTCTCCGTCGAGATGGAGCACAGGGCCATCGCAACCAAGCAACCGATGAGCAAAGACCCCGGTGCATACAGGAGTTACATGGGCGCTCAGGGCGGCAGGAAGAGAACAGGCAACGTCAGAGTCACAGAATCAACACCCAATCCGAAGAACCCTAGGTCGTACAAGGCAGGTGAGACCGGTGCAGGTACAATCCAATCCAAACTACCGGGTGAGATGAGGCCGAAAGTCCCAAGACCGAGACTCAAGCCGCATCGTGCACCTCCCATAGTACCACCCAGAATAAGTGGTATGCCTCATCTCAACATGGGTGGCTCTACGCAATCCTTCTCCCCTAGGATGGCCAACCAATCCATGTCGATGATAGGCAAGGGCCGCAAGATGACATGGGGAGACAAGCAGGAACTGAGGATACTCGCACAAAAGGTGGCAAGGCTACTTGACAGGAAGGAGAACAAGAAGAAAGGAAAGGGGGAGAGCGACACCTCAGGCGGTGGCTCTAGTCTACCCAAGCACCCCTCTAACTCAAGAGACCAGACCAGCAAACCCAATGGACCAACAGAGAACATAGAGGAAGAGGAGATGCATGGTGCTGACCCTGTTGGTATCTACACCAGCAGGGCAGGTCGAACAGCATGAGCCTGCTCTTCAAATCAGTCACACAAGCGCTATTCGCAAGTGGCTTGCTCAGAAAGGGAGAGGGAATATACACCGTTGACCCCCTCACTGGTGAGTTGGTGTTCCTAGGAGACACCCACCCAGACCAGTACCACGACCTCAACCCCACCAATGACATGGGGTTCGACCTGCCCAAGAACGCCAGATACGGCGACAGGGCAGCAGAGGGAGAGTGGGGGATGGGGGCTGATGGCGAGCACGTCTACACCGACATACACGGCCACGAGCATCGACATGGAATCGACGCACTGATAGCGAAGGTGTCCAAGATAGTCGGTAGCGGTGAAGTCGCTAGGCAGATAATCAGCGATGCGATAGGCGACTACAACGACGACCATCAGGATGCGAAGAACCAGAGCCTGCCTGAGGACATCATGTCACCTGAATGGAGGAGGCTGACCAAGGGTGATTTCGCTAGTCCAACAACCGTAGAGCAGGCGAACCAGTTCTCCTCTCGTGGCAAGGGTGGTACTTTCATCAACCTCAACATGAGCAGTGACGCTAATCTCAAAAATGCAGGAAAATCCTTGGCACAATTTCCTGAGTCTTACAGGATACCATTCGCACCGTACCTACATAACATCCTCAAGGAGGACTTCAAATACGAATCAAAATCAGGCTTTGATGAGGGAATCACACACGGCTACATCTCAGGTAGTCAGATATCCCCCAACACTGTGAGGTTGACAGGAAGGGCGGGTCAGAACCTAGCAGATGACATGACACTACCACCTCAGTTAAGGGAGATGCTGGGGCACTCATCCACTGGTGATTTGGTGCACGACAAAGTTCACAACTGGGAAGTGATTCAACACATGCCTCTTGACCTCTTCAACCCCCTTCCCGAATATGGAGATGAAGTAAAAAATCCGGGCGGTGCTAAGATAAACAGAGGACTCTATCGCAAATACATGCTGAACTTGCTACCAGCGATGGTCTCTCATGTCAACGAGAACGACCCGAAGATGCTAGATAGACCTCTATACGTTAGAGATGAAGAAAGCGGGCCTTCGTATGGACCAACACTCAGGGAGATATACGAAGAAACTAGATTCGGAGACAAGTTCCCTGAACTTGACGACTTGATAGACCAGATGGCCCAGAGTCCTGATGCTCTTCAGTTCATGTTGGGTAATCCATCTCAAGACTCAGCACGTGTCAACAAACTGATTAACACACTCAAAGAGCAACTCCTAACACATCCCAATTTGAAAGGGGAAGGGCCAATGCGGTTCAACAACGCTATGCAGAGGGTCACCGCTGGTTCTGGTCAAGGAGCGCATGGAAGAAAAGGCAAGAAGGTGCACATGCCATCAGCCGAGTTCCTCGCACTCTCAGGTGCTATAGGGGATATTGGCTTCCTCACCGACTATGCAGATAAGAACATCCCCGCTCATGAGACCACTAAGAACCAGAGAGACATGTACTCCCTCCTAGGCTCTCTAGTCACAGCAGCGCAAGGTGGCAAGGTGCGTGAGTTCGCACCTGTGTCGAGTCAGAATGCACCCGGTCTAGTCCCCAAGTATCTAGATGGTCACCTCGATGCCAACAGGCAACTGCCTGAGCACATGCAGAACTACTTCGTGCCACAAGCAATGACACAGGCATACGACTCCCCGTTAGCGGCAGATGACGAACAGCCGATGGCGAAACCAGAAGCAGCACCAGTGACTCTACCGGAAATGGGAGATGATATAGACCGAAAGAGACTACTGGACATGATAGCCAGAGACCAAGCGAAGAACCCTCAACAATTCATACCTCAATATCAGCAGATGACTGGTAGAACGATACCACCCAACATCATGACACCGGTTACCCCTGAGGATGAGCAGGCTAGGAGAGACATGCTCGCAAGGGTCGCTTCTGCCGCTGCTGCACAAAGTCCTTATCAAACAAGGTTGTCTCAGTTCGACTCAGTGGCAACCAGTTTCGATACTCTATCCATCGAAGACAGGCTGGTGAAAGCAATGGAAAGAGTCCAGATGCTTGAGGCCAAAAGGGACGTGGCCGTGCTCAAGCAGATGCCCAAGGAGGATGACGTATCATTCCTCGCCATGAAACTAGGTATCACCAAGCAGGATGTCAGAACCATATCCAACAGCAAGGGTGATTGGGACAGGATTGCCAAGGCATACAAAATCAAACCATCAGTAGTCAAGGTGGTCAAGGTCACACTGGGGGGAGAATGATGGGCAAGATTCTCGTCAAAGCACCAGCCATTGCTGCACCCTTGTCTGCTGCTCTAGGCAACACAGTTCAAGATGCCTTCAAAGTCAGAACCAAACCCGGAAAAGTCATAGGTGGTGCTCTCGGTGGACTTTCAGCACTCACATCTCTAGCAGATGCGAGCGAGAATCAACAGGATTTCATGAGTGGAGCACAAATGGCCGCTGGTCGTGGTGTAGGTACATACATCGGTGCAGGTAAGGTAGCAGACACAGCGACACCAGCGATACAAGAGAAGTTGCAGGACCGCAGAGACCGACGCAATCAGGTAGGGAGATACAACGCACCTCGCTCTGACTACTCTCAAGGTGCAGCACCTGAAAGCAGAGGGGTCAGGGGATTCAACGAGCAGGGTGAGAGGACATACAACCAAGTCCAACCTACATTCGACCCCACGATGTTCGACCCAGTTGACGCACAGCAAACAGCCATGGCCAATCTTTCAAGACAGAACACAGCAATGGTAGATGCATTCAATGCAGGTCAGAAAAAGGAGAATCAACTACCAGTCGGAACTGTGATGCCGGGCTACGGCAACCCAAATCCAGTACCCATTCAACCCGGAGAGAAGTACGGACAAGAGGTACAACTAGGACCTTACCAGACCATGGGCACAGACCAAGCGAACCAGATTCTAGGAGGACAAGTGGGTGTCACTCCCCCAGCAACTCCTCAAATGTCTCTTGAGGAAGCCAACAAGAAACTAGGTCCTTCATTCGAGAACAGGGATTTCAACGTGCCCCAGAACTTCCAACTCGGAGTGTACGGAACACCAATGGGTGGGGGCAACCAAGCAATACCGGGGCAGAAAGGAATACAACCCAACATGTTCAATCCCAGTGCACCAACCACCAGCGTGACTCCAGACGCTTCCGAGATAATGTCATCACCCTCGACAGTTGATGCCACTGCTCAGATGTTTGAGAGTATGTCACCTGAGCAGAGAGCGATGTACATGCAACAACATGGTGGTAGCATAGCAAATGGAGAACCGATGGAATTGGCTTTCAGGTTATTGAAGTCGGTGATGCGATGAGCGACGAGTCGATGGATGACTTCATCATCCAGATGGACAAGGAGATGTGCAGGAAGTCATTCGAGTACTTCTTCGTGGACATACTCGGCTTCCTGTTCAACACTCACCACGAGTCTTGGAAGAACGGGCTTGAGGAGTCGCAGTACTACTGCGTGAAGGCATCTCGTGACCACGGTAAGTCCGTGTTCTTCATGACATACGCACTGTGGTTAGCCGCATTCACTCCCAACAAGCACATCATGATTTTCTCACACTCCCTTGAGCAGACGCTTGAGCACATGCGTTTCATAAAAAGCAACATCGACAGGACGGACTGTCTGAGAGACCTCATTCCAGAGGGTAGGCCTTGGGCGAAATCGTACTTCGAGTTCTCCAACGGCTCTCGTATCATGGCCAAGTCGGTCGGTGGTGCTACTCGTGGTTTCCACCCTGACGTGGTTGTGTGCGACGACATCCTGTGGGGGACTAGCGGCACAGAACTACAGAGGACAGCAGACTGGTTCTACGGTGTCCTTCTACCTGTTCTGCACCACAGCAGCAAACTCATGATGGTCGGAACGCCGTTCTCCTACAACGACCTGTATGCGGAGTTGGAGCAGAAGGAGACCTTCCGTGTGGAGACGTTCCCAGCGATAAACAACGAGGGAGTGGCACTCTGGCCTGAGCGTTGGAACATAGAGGCACTGGAGCAGAGGCGACTTTCCATGCCAGCCATACAATTCAGCCGTGAGTACCTGTGCGAGCCTATCCACGATGTGGCCAGCATGTTCCCCATGGAGATTCTTGAGGTGGCTAGAGACCCGAATCTCGTGCTGATTGACAGGGCCGAGACCAACTACAACGAAGAAGGGGAGGCTGATGGGGTGTTCGGACAGCACTTCATAGGGCACGACCCAGCCATATCCTCTGACAAGAACGCTGACTTCACCGCCATGACTGTCATGCGTCAGAAGCCGGATGAGGAGTTTAAGGAGATAGTGCACGTGGTGCACGAGCGTGGTATGTCCTCGATGGCGCAAAAGAGGATGATGGTCATGCTCAACAGCAAGTTCAATCCTGAACTGATAGAACTTGAGGGCAACAACTTCCAGAGGATGCTGGAGCAGGAGATGAGGGAGATGGCAGCAGACATGCCGATTCGTGTGTTCATGACGACCAGAGCCAAGAAGGAGTCGTTGTTCATGTCACTATTGCTGGCATTCGAGCAAGGACACATCAAACTTCCATACGGTGACGAGAGAAGTCGCAAGTACACACATGAGTTGGAGATGCAACTCAATCGTTTCGGCATGCAGAAGAACGGCAGGCTAGAGAGCGTCGGTGTGCATGACGACTTGGCGATGAGTCTGGCTCTCGCTAACTGGGCATCAAAGGAGTTCAAGGGAACGGTTGTCCTCCTAGATGATTATATGCCGGGCTTCGATGACATGTTCGGCGGGAAGGAACAGCCCGGCGGAGGGTGGCTAATACCCTGAGGTGAGAGAGATGGCTAGATACGAGAACAGCAGCACGAATATGGAAGACAATACGACAGGCGTTTTTTACACATACTGGGGTGATGACAATCTGGTATAGTGCCATACTGAAGGAAGACATAGACTTCCGCATCGAAACAATACAGAAGGAAGAGGAGAAGTTCACACCCTCATACGCATTCTCCAATACAGGCAACGGTTGGTTCGAGACTCATCTGGGTTGCAGTGCATCCGACTTCGTATCCAGACTCAGGAAGATGAGAAGGAGCAACAAGGACGTGAAAGCAGACATCGACCTACTGATTGAGGATGTCAGGACACTCAAGGCGCTGGAGGTCAAGACCACGCTCAAGGGCATATCTTGGGCGAATGGCAAGGAGAGCACGATAAAGCAACTCGGCGCTAGTGATAGAGACCTCAAGAACCTCAGGAGATTCGGTGAGAGTCGGAAGGTGGGACTAATGCAGGCCTGCAATCTGTGGGACAGTGCAGACTCGTCACTCAAGATGCTAGACCAATTCACAGATGTCTGGGGAGAGCAGGAGTCACAGGCGTGGGCAACAGCCATGCAGAGCAAGACCGATGCCAAGAAGATGTGGAGAAGCACTCTGCACCAGTCCGAGCGTCTGACTCAGAAGGAGCAGGACACTCTAGCCAAGGCATCACACATCCTGCAACTGGAAGGTGCTCTCTCCAGCAGGAGACTACAGGAGAGGATGCTGGATGAATCGGTCTTGCACAAGAGCATGACCACAGGCAAGTTGTCCAAGTTGCTCTCGATGTACGGTGAGGAGTACGACATCATCAACGGTCCTAAGAAGGGGACTTTTGTCAAGATGGATGACGATGGAATCATCATCAAGAACCCTTGGTCATATGCCGCTGACTTCCTAGAATCAGATGGCTTCATCAAAGTATCAGAGAGAGGCGAGACATCACTCGGTTTCGTATCAGCGGGGAAGAGAGGGAAGGTGCATTGCGAGCAATTGCACAAGATGATTCAAGGTGGCTCTCTCCAGTTGAACAGGAGAGTATCGAAACAGCACACAACCCAGCATCGGCTTATCTTCAACATAGACAACGAGATATCTAACATCCTCAAGAACATGCTACCATACCTATCCTCCAAGAGGCAACAAGCCGAATATGTCCTTGAAAAGATGGAAACACTCAAGCACGACGGTCCACACGACCCTGCTAAACAGGAGGGTGATGTAGATGGCTGATGAGAGTCCTGTCAGGAGATTCCTAGATTCCCTGAACCCGTTCAAGAGGAGAACTACCCCTCAACCACAGATGCCGTTATACACGACTGGCATACAAGAACCAGTTCTCGCTCAAGGTATAACCATACCAGCGTTATACGCAGTATCACATGAGAACCTGATTCTCAGAACCGTACTATCCAAACTACAGCAGGAGATATTCAGGAGAGGGTACTTCTGGGAGAAGAAGTTCAGATTCAAGTGCGACACCTGTGGTGAGGAGTATCACCACGATGTGAACATCTGCAATGTCTGCGACTCACCAGTTAGACCACCTAGTGCAGACGAGATTGTCTACCCAAGATGGCTTCTCAAGGAGCAGAACTCAATGGAGCAGGACTTCATGCACGTGTTGTATGAGATAGAGAAGGACCTCAACATAGTTGACGACGCTTTCCTAATCATAGTTAAGGAGTACTACGTAGACCCAGAAGACGGTGAGATACAGTTCTTCAGAGTCAAGGAACTCATTCGTGGCGACCCCATATTCATGCGTATAGTATCGGACAAGAGGGGAGTCAGGGGTGGCAGGTACAAGGTCTGCCCGTTGCACAGGACAGAGGTGTCCTATCCCGGTCAAGAGGGCAACTGCCAAGTCTGCGGTGGACAGATGGAAGACGTTCACTACATCAACATGGCCGGTAGCGGCAAGAGCCAGTACTACCTCAAGGGAGAGGTAATCCACGTCAGCAAGTACAACCCGTCGAAACTCTATGGGAGAAGCCCAGTCAACACCATGTGGAGACAAGCCATGACACTCACTGCCATGGACAACTACATGTACACATCATACCAGAAGAGGAGAGCGCCCAAGGGCATCATATCGGTAACCACAGACAATCTAGAGTCGATGAAGTCCTTCTGGAAGTCAGTTGATGAGAAGATGGAGAGAGACCCACACTACATCCCCAAGGTCGGTATCGAGAGTTCCAGTGGAAGAGGCGGTGTCAATTGGATTAAGTTCATGGACACTCTTGAGGAGATGCAGTACATTGCTGTCCGTGACGAAATGAGAAACAGGATAGCAGCATTCTACGGTGTGTCGGCGGTGTTCATGATTGACAACGGCAAGAGTGGTGGTCTCAATAACGAGGGCATGCAGATTCTCGTTACCAACCGTGCTGTAGAGTACGGGCAGAAGGTGTACACAGACGTGATGTTCCCACGAATGCTCAAGGAGATGGGAGTCAACGACTGGAAACTGACACTCTACCCGAACGAGGAAGAAGACGAGATAACCAGACTCAGGAGAGACGAGATGGAAGCGAACCTAGCACAACGAATGATGATGCTCGGCTACAAACCCGAACTACTTGAAGAGGGAGAGAGGGACATCCGCTTCGTATACAAGAAGATAGACCCGATGGAGGGACAGGGTATGCCACCCGGCGGTGGTATGCCTATGATGCCACCCGGAATGCCACCCGGAATGCCACCGGGCGGAATGCCACCGGGCGGAATGCCACCGGGCGGAATGCCACCCGGAGTCATGCAGAGAGTACCGGGCATGCCACCGGGAATAGCCAATCCCGGCGGTGAGGGAATGGGCATCAGAAACGCACCTCCAGCACGACCTGAGCAGAGAGCCACAGCAGGAGCAGGCTCACCATTCTCCAACGTCCAACAGAGAGGACCTCAACAGTCACCTGTTCAAAGAGCACAAAGGGGCATTTCGGACGCAAAACGTCCTCGTGGGGCATAAGGATAATTAAAGGAACAACACTTCGGAGGGCACGAGTGAGTATGGACCTATTGAAGTTAGACCCGATGGCTAGGAAGTTAAACGTGCATGCAGAAGCCTTCACCAAGGCCTTTGAGAATGGAAACGCAGATGATGCTAAACAACATCTAGAGGAGATGCTGAAGTTCGGAGGATACCTGCACGAGGACTTGACTGTCAAACTAACCAAGGCGGATAACCCACTCTCCGAGTACGTAAACGGCGTAGCACCCATGAAGTTCAATGAGAGAGGCACTAATTTCGATGTTAATCAAAGAGACAGTCAGTTGCCGGGCACAATCATTTCTGCACGAAGCAACAGCAGGATGAGACCCCACACTGGTACTTTCGGAAGAGCATACAGACCAGAGTGAGGATTCAACGTGACAACAGAAGAGAGTGGAACAGAGCGGTTGATGAATGCTCTAATCAACAAGATGGAGTCCATGGACCGTTCTCTCGACAGTTTGAAGCAAGAGAACCTAGAACTCAAGAAGATGATTCAACAACCCGGAAACCTACTCAAGAGAGCAGGCTTCGTGTCAGTCAACACCCCGTTGTCAGAAGACGTAGAGCCTGATAACTTCAGAGCAGACCTAGAGATGGGCGAGGCTACTCTACTGAAGGGAAACAGAATAGACATGGGAGAGATGAGCAACGAGGACATCCACCAGATGTCTTGGGATGACATTCACGAATTAGCAGACAACACTAAGAACGTGGAGGTATTATGATGAGACCGAGATATGAGGAAGTTTCCAGTGAGGCAGAAGCACTATTGAAGAAAGCACAGTATTTGGCAGAGAGAGCGGCAAAACTTGAGAAATCCGCTCAACCCCACTACGAGCAGACCTTCTCAACGAAGCCTGAGGGCATGCACTTCGTATCAGAGACCGGTGGACAGACCAAGAGCGCAGGGTACTCAACCAACGGACATCTACTGGATGTTGAAGACGTAGCCAACAAAGGTGCTATGTCCAGTTCATTCAACGTCGAGGAACTCGCAAAGAGGATGAACGCTCATCAGACCGGTGACCAAGACCGTGATGTAGCCACAGACAACAAACAGCCGAACAGAGACTAGGTGGTAACGTGTGTATGAAGACTCAGTATCCACGTTCGTAAAGGCAAGAGAACAACTCCTGCTCAGTATACTAGACGGACTAGACGTAGATGAGAGCATAGAGGAGTATGTCATCGCCAAAGCGGTGATGGAGCAGGACGGCTTCACCAACGACATCACTTGGAAGGAGAACATATGCGACTCCTTCGTCAGGAAGATGTCCTACAGTGGCAACTCGTACATACCGAAGGAACAGTTCCTAGCCATACAAGCCGAGCAGAACCAGCAGCATCTCTCCACAAACCAACCTTGGAGAGGCAGGGTCAAGAGGAGAGGGGCTTCTCACCATCACGACCTTGAGGTCGCAGATATTGGTCTAGCACCCTACGGTGACTCGAAGTCCAACCCCTTCAGTAGTTTCTACGACCCATCGAAGAGAATGCTACCATCAGGGCGCTCAATCATAGACGAGTTGATGGTCAGGCAGATGCTACCTACGCTCACCAACCACAAGACGCACGGAAGGATATCAGCAGCGGTGGAGCATGCACAAGACAGGATGCTCAGGAAGAAGGGCAGCCCACACCACAAGGGTATGGAGAAGTTGGACCTAGAGGGCAACACAGTCAGGAACTTCCACGGTCTTGGCCCTCTCGGTGGTCTGAAGGACGTATCGCTCAAGACCATGCATGACGTGTACGAGAGGGACTACCAACGTTGGCTCAGTGGTGACGAGGAGTGGAAGAGCATTCACCCTGAGACCGGCGAGGTAGACCATGATGGCTCTTGGAGGACAAGCGCTATCGCAGATGCCAGAGCAGAGGGACTGTCAGACGAGATACCAGAAGGACACTTCCATTCGCAGGAGGAACTGGCTCTCAGGAAACTACACGCAGACGACAGGGCTAGGAGTTGGAATCACAAGCACGTGGATACCGAGGTGAAGGAGCAGCCCTTCGACTACGCACTCGCAGACAAGGAAGGCAAGATGCCACCAGCGGAGACCATCGACCACGGATACAATCTGGGTCTTGGTGGTTTCATACACCAACTACAGTGGTTCTCCCCCAGAGAGAGGACGGCGATAATGAACAAGATGCAGGATGGACTGGACAAGGTGGAAAACCAAGACATCAAACTACCAGATGGAACAACCGTATCCTCTGGGAGGATAAAGAGGTCAACACAACACATACTCAACTCGATGTCCAACTGGGGTGGCAGGCAGCATGGCTTTACGAACGAGAATATCATACCTAGCAGGGAGAGCAACGAAGAGCAACTCTCTGACAACCAGAAGGACGAGTTCTTCTCGGCGCTCCACGACATAATACATGACGATGACTTCGAGCACAGGGACACCATACACGACAACCTCAGAGAGGCTCTGGGTCTGGAGTTCGTCAAAGCCAATGACGAGAACGGTCTTGACAAGGATGGTCACTTCCACAAGGAGACAGGCAAGGCTCACAAGGACTTCAACCACCTACCCAAGTTGTCGAAGCACAGTGAGAGGTCAATCAAGAGATACCAGAAGAAGAACGAGGGTGCATCTGAGGAGGATGCCATAGCCTCTCACTATGACAAGTCCATCAACGACATAATAGGGACAGGACACGGAGATAGGCTATCCAAGAAGGAGATTCTCTACGCATTGGGATACAACGAGGACATGACTGAGATGACCGAGGATGATGACCATCACTATCCCAACTTCTCAGGTCCTCTGCTCGACAGGGACACACTCATGTCGGTGCTCGCCAAAGCCAAGTCCCAAGGGGATTTAGGTAAGGATGCCAAGGACATACGCAACGACATGCTCCTGCATGGTGGTCTGTACTTCGATGAGTCCGAGATTGACCCGGAGATGGCCGAGGTCATGCAGGACCTGAGGATTCCCGATAGCACAGGTCACTACGGTCTCGGTGCTTTCTTTGCTCCGGCCTTCGCTGCCGGTGGTCTTGGTAGAAATCCACATACCTTGATGGAGATGATATTCAGGCACTTCTCAAACGCAGATGGTGAGAGTCACCTAGGCATGGTAGACGGGGAACGAATAACACCCAATGAGTTCAACATAGGATTGATTGCTCCCTTCCTCAACCACAAGCGTGGTGTCTTCAACACCCCAGCCAACATACTATCCAAGTACGGTCAGACCAAGGTCCATGGAATAAAAGGCACGACCCCGAAGAATCAGATTCTCGCAAACCTATCACATCTAGCGCCCGGTCTGGTGAATGTCATATCCAGACTGTCCGATGAGGAATTAGTGGAGAAGTACGGCAAGAACTACAGAATCAACAAGCCCAACTACTCATCCGGTGCTACCAACTCAAGGATACCACATGGCAAGGGGTACAAGAGGTCAGTCAAGAAAGAGACCGACATAGGTGGCACGAACCTAGCAGCAACCATAGGAGCGGGTGAGGAGTTATCGACAGGGGACAACGTGCAGGATAGTTACGAGGAGAAGATAGACCCAGACCAAGTTTCCAAGTACCAACACATATGGTCACACTCCATAGCGACCATGATGGGAAGAGGCGGTAGTGGCAGACCTGCCGGTATGTTTGGGTTGTCACCATCCACCCTCAAGTTGAATCTCCCCTCATTCGGTGCTAGGGTTGGTGACGATGAGGCAGTTGAAGAGTTCCTAGACCACTTCGGTCTGAATGATAGGATGGGTGGCACGCTGATGAGGCAGCACATGGACAGGATACATTCCCATCATCGAGCAATTGAACAGATGGCAATGGTCCTCAAGCAACTCAAGCCGGAGGGTACGTTCAGTCCCGACAACCCCAACTTGGATGCGGAGATTGACGGTCTGTTCAGGGATGCCAACATGGTCTTGATGCACTTACCTAGGGGAGCGGAGATAGAACTACCAGACGGCACTACTTGGACAAACAACCTCACAGTGATGGAGCATGGCATAGATAAGAGGATGACACCATTGCAGAGGACTGGACTCCACAGACTACCAGAGCACATGCGAGAGCACGGTTTCAGAATAGACTCGAAAACAACTCTGGACGACCTAGTTAAGCACCTAGGCATGGGTGAGGACGGAACACACTCAGCACACTATGGAAACGTGTTGGATTCGATAAAAGCGTCACTCGACCCGAACAACGAGGATGACCACAGGGTGTTGATGTCCCTCAACTCCATAACGACAAACCCACCTGAGTTATACGCAGGAAAAGACCAACGGATGTTCTTGGGCTATGATGACATAGACCACATGCACGACCATGCTGGGAAGATATTCGCATCTACTAGAGACCACACTGTCTCCGACGATGAGTTCGAGGAGAAGTACGGGTACTCCAAAGACGACATACTTGGGTACACAAAGCGCATAGAGTCCCAGATGAGGGGACTCAGGGGTCAGGTCAACAGTCTTCCCAAGGAGGTTCAGGACAATCTAGGTCTGACTTACTTCGCAGCGCCTGAGATAGGCAGAGGGACGGAAAGGCGCTCTGCCCTCACTAACGCAAAAATCAAGGCAAACAAGAGCAACCGTGGGATAGACACACGAGCCAATTACATTCAACATGCGAGCAAGGACCTCTTCGTGCATGACCCCAACTTCGACCTGTCATCGTCACCTGACATGATTGAGAGCGAGACCATAGGTTTCGGACAAAGGGAACTACACCCAATGGGCGTACAAGGCTCGCCTATCATGGACCTCTATGGATACTCAGGACTCATGGACCACAGCAATCACAGACTCAGGAAACCAGCCGAGTCCTTCGATGCCACATTCGGTGAACTCACGTCAGGTCCGACAGCCGCTCCCCAACCGATGCACGCAGTACCCATGTCAGTCATCCAACAGCATTTCGGGGGAGAAGTGGCAGCAGCAGTCCAGAGCCTCGATGACCAAAACGTCTCTATGACGGGTGCTAACCAGTACATGGTCTACCCAGACGGCACTGTACCAGCGGAACAACCCTACTCGATAACGACTAGCGAGCCATCGGATTACGCAGCGTTCTTGCTCAACCCGGACTCACTGATGCTGAAAGGGGACGACACACCGAACTTCGTACCACCAATACGACCCATGCACAGGATATTCGACTTCAAGGACATGAATCAACTCAGGGGCTTCACCGGCTCTTGGGTGGTATCCAAGTGGTACGAGGGCGAGAGGGTCGTGGTCATGAAGTTGAACGACAAGGTATCTGCATACAACGAGCACAACTCAAGGATGAGCATACCCGATTGGGTCAAGGATGGTGTCAAGAACCTAGGGAAGAAGGACTGCACCTTGGACGGCATACTCTCAGATGACGAGTTGCACATCATCGACATCACCTACTACGATGACTCTGACATCACAGACATGACCATACAGGAGAGACTGAAGATACTCAGGGGGCAGTTCGATGGATACGATAACGTCACTGTGCCCGGACCTCATGACACACGCATGACTGACGACGAGGGTCTGGAGGACACGGTTAAGTCACTGCTTGAGGACCACGACTGCATACTCATCAGAGACGGTAAGAGCACGTACATGAAGGGAGAGAAGAGACACCCGAAGTGGGTTCTACTTAGACCGAACAAGAACGTCAACCTCAGGATTCTCGACAAGAGGGGCAAGAAGAGCATCACATACAGACTAGGAGCAGGACCTCTGATTGACGATGAGGGCATAGAGAATGCCACAGTTGACTACGAGGGAGAGGTGTATCTCGACGTAGGTACGGTATCCAGCCCCAAATCGTTTGACGAAGGGGAGATTGTGGAAGTCGAGGTCACCGGCATCAAGAGAAAGAAAATCAACGGCAGAGAAGTATACGACCTGAACCCAGTCAAGATAGTCGGAGAGGGAGAGGGTGAGTCCAGCGTCAGCATGGAGACACTCAACATCCTAGCCAAGTCCATACCAAACCTACACTTCCCACACGATGTTGACATAGATGACAACACTTTGATTGTCAAGACGTATCTTGAGAATGACGTTTTCTACACACTAGAGAAGTCCGACTTGGGATACTGGGTTCACTCACCACGCACACTTCTCTCGGAGTTCGGTGAGTCAGACTACACAATCAGGCTGTCTGAGAGCCTCAAACCATACTGGTCTCAGGTCGCTAGCATGATGCTCAAGGGCAAAGTGGAGAAGAGACCCATACCTGAGAAGAAAGTTCAGGACAAGGCCAAGACACTAGCAGAGAAGAATCAACTACTCAAGCCACAGATGGAGAAAGCACTCGGTGTCATGGTCAGAGTTCTGGATGTCCTAGAGAAAGGACACTTCCCCATGAGCGGTAGCAAAGGCCTCGGTATAGAACTAGGCGCTCAGATTGAGAGTCCCAGAGGACCTACCACGCTCGACGGAGAGCAGACCCTGCCCGACTATGACATGAGGGCAAGACCCACGGAAGATGATGAAAAGCCGTATCCACATATGAAGCGACAACAAAAGAGGGGTAAGGGCATCAAAAACGAAGATTCAGGCCCAGATAAAGAAGCAACAACAGTTTAGTTTGTTGCCGCTTCATATAAGTAGTATGACACAGTAAGTCTGGGTCAGTGTGCTATCCCCATTGCGACAACCTCAGTCTGGAATTACACTCATCAAGGGTGGAGACCTCGTTGTCGCAGGATATGCTAGCGTAGAAGTAGTTGACAAGCAAGGAGACAAAATTACGAAGGAAGCATTGAAGGACGCATTCAAGAAATATATGGAGGACCACAGATACAGAAACGTGCAATTAGCGCATTCTAACATACAAGTGGGAGAAGTTATTCCTAATTATACAGATAGTGAAGGGAGGTTATGGAAAAGCGAAGTTGACGATGTTGGCATGTTCGTAGTAGTAGAATTACGTGACGACATCGAAAAAGCAAAGGAAGTCGCTGCCGAAATCCGAAAAGGAGCACTAAGGGGCTTTAGTATCGGAGGACAGGCATTCAAGCGAGTCAGAAAATCAGACGCAGTGCACGGCGACTACCAAGAAATCAGCAAACTTGAACTACACGAAATCACAATCTGTGAGAAGGGAATCAATCCAGAAGCAACATTCAGGATATTAAAAGAAGATAAGAAAAAGGTGAAAAAAATGACAGAAGCAGAAAATGACGTAATGACGCAGATGACAGATGTTCTGTCACGTCTGGAAGGCCGTCTCGACTCCATGGAGAAAGGGGAAATGCCACCGGGCTTGAAAGAGCATATGCAAGGCAAGAAGAACGACGACGACGGCGACGAGAAAGACGACGAAGAGAAAATGTATGGTGACAAGAAAGAAGCCATGAAAGACGATGATGACGACAAAGACGATGGTGTCGGAAAATCAGAGTACTCAGACGTTATCTCCTCCGAGTACCTCAACTGGATGGAAGACACTCTGAAGAGTGCAGGTGTGGACACAATAGCCGCACGTGCTCACTTCGATGACGTGTCCAAAGCCAACGCAGGTTCGACACCCGAAGAAATCGGTGACGGTGCTGTGAGGTTCGGCGGTCAAGCCCCAAAGAGGGAGACCGTGGACGGAAAGCCAGAAGTACCCAAGGCCAACTTTGGCGCTGGTGGAAAGGGCAAGAAATCCTCAATAGAGAAGTCTGACTTCCTAACCGCAGACAGGGTATCTGACTCGGACATCGAGGCAGCATACGAGGTCTACAAGGCAGCAGCACTGGAGCAGGAGTTCAAGGGCAACCTAGAGAGCCACTTCTCCAGCAGGTTCGCAGCAGAGAGGCAAGAGGAAATCGCAAAGGCAGAAGCAGCAGCATTCGATGCTCGCAGCCCACTAGCCGCTATCGAGAAGTCCCTAGCCGCTCTAACAGAGCGCATTGACAGCATCGGCTCAGTAGAGTCCGGCTCGACCATCGCAAAATCAGAAGCATCCCTTCCAACCGTCGAAATCCCTTCGACTGAGGAACTCGCAACAATGAGTTGGGAAGAGGTACATAACCTCGCAAACAGCACCTTCAGGAGTGATTAAGAATGGCAAGAAACTACATAAGAACAGTAACAGATATGGAAAGATACTACTACGGAGCAGGTAACTCAATGGGTTACTCCTACTCCGGCAGTGAACTATTGAAAGCAGACGCACCAATGTTGTCCACCACTGGTGGAACATACAACGCAATCTATGGTCGAAAAGTATGGTCGCAGATGAACCAAGAGTTCAATGCATTCAGCATACTACCGAAGAGGCCATGGGACAGGTCAGGATGGAGAGTCCTCACTGACAAGCCTAACTCAGGCGCAGTCCACGGTGGTGTTGCAGAGAACGCAACCCTTCCAGACACAGTGAAGCCTACCTTCCAGCACGTGGCTGCAAAGCCAAAGACGGTCGTTCACACGTTCGACATGTCCGAGACTGCTATCTTCCTTGCTGACAAGGATGACGGAATGGGCGACATACGCTCGGTCCTGAAAGAGGAGATGGGTAAGCACCACGCAGAGATGACCAACAAGATGCTACTACTAGACGTGGACACGACAGCAGACAACGGCTTCGAGTCCATCGACAGAGTGACCACTGGTGACTCGACTGGAATGACAGCCGGAACTCACTACACTGCTGGCAGAGAGGACATCTACTCCATCAACAGAGATGGCAGTGCTAACTCTTGGTCATACGCAGAGGTAAACGCAGACACCGGTGCAACTGACAGGGTTCTAAGCCTAGACCAACTAGACGACCTATTCCAGAAAATATGGGTACGTGGTGGAAACCCGAAAGTCATCTTGACCGGATATGACACTCTGATGAGACTACAGCAACTGCTACAGTCCCAGCAGAGGTTCATGGAAGAGAAGAGAGTCACCCCGACCTACAACGGTGTCAAGGGTGTACCCGGAATGGAAGCCGGATTCGTAGTAGCAACCTACAACGGAGTCCCAATCATTCCTTCCAAGGATGTCAAGCCAGACGTAATCAGCAGGATGTACTTCCTAGACACTGATTACATGTACTTCAGCACGGCGATACCAACACAATACTACGAGAGTGGAATTGAGACTGGTGACCCATTCGCAATCAACAGACTAGGACAAGAGGGAATGTACAGGACCATGGGAGAACTTTGGACCACTTTCTTCGGAGGACAAGGGAGCATCAGAGACCTTAAGTGAGTCAGTTGGAGATAAAAGGAGGAAAAAAATATGACAGTATTTACAGCAAGCAGTGGCGGAATAACGGTGAAAGCAGATGACGGAGACGTGACGGATGTCAGTTTCCTACTAGACCTAGACATGAGAACAGGAACTCTAGTGAGCAGCACTGAGTGGTTGAAGGGATACGGAAGTACCTACCCCGGTGGTTCTGACATGAGCACCTTCGCAGCCAACAACACAGATGGTGCAGCAGAAGGCGGTCTAAGGCTGCTAGTTCTCGAACTAGACCTAGAATCAGCAAACGCAGAACCCCTAATCTTTACAGAAGGCGTGGACAAAATCGTGGCAATCCTCGGTTGCAACATGCCAGCAGCAGTACCAGACAAGACAGTGGCAGTGTCCTTCACAGACACTGGAGTTGACAATGGAGACAGTGCACCAGCAGCAACAGGTGGCGCTCTACCAGCACTCAACTTCCACGCTGAAGCAGCAGTTGATAATCTACAGATTTCACTATTGGTGCTAGCCTGAGGTGGTTATAGTTGCCAACCGTAACTTTTCTCGGTCCTCATTTCAGGAGAAACTCTCCTGACAATGGCGCTGAGTTCGTTAGGATGGTTTCGCAGGAGAAATCCCAAGCATGGGTAGACCAGTACAGGAGACAACTACCAGCAGCGGTATGGAGGGTCGAAGGAGACGAAGCCCCCACTACCGATGCTGGTAGTGACGGTCTACCTGACGATGGATGGCGCAGAGCCGACATCATAGACTGGATAAGAGCAAACGGCGGAACTGTCGGTAGGGTCTACCAAACCAAGACCCAACTACTAGCGCAAGTCGATACAATTCTAAACCCACCCGCACCTGAGCCGGTTGTCGAAGAGATAGCCGAAGAGCCAGTTGTGGAAGAAGTGGTTGAAGAAGCGGTCGAAGAGACGGCAACAGAAACAATAATGGAGGAATAAAAAAATGGCAATAGCATTTGACCCAAGACCAACGATAATAGGAAACCTAGTGTTAGTGACAGGCACTTTTGAAAACGGCGATACGAGCATAGACTTCTCAGGACACTTGGCTAGTCTAGTTTACGGCGATGTAATAGTAGTGGGTAGCGACAATAACCCAACTGAGCAAGCAAATCCAGTAGCAATTGGCGCAAACGGCACTACCCTGCACTTTACTGAAGATGCGGCGTTAGGCGGAAAGTTCATTGGCATAGGTTTCCGCAATTAAGGCGGTGACCTAGATGGCAAAGACACTTACGATACTTGGACCGTTCGCCCCTACTGACTTCAACGACAGTAGTAAGAAGACGACAATGCAAGCAGCAGTGGTTTCTGCTATAGGTGATAACGCACCTGTGGCGGTTGACCCGCATACGATTCTGGGTAACGTATACATATTTGTGACAACGAGTTGATGGTGAGGGATATGAATGGGTTTCGATATACAAACTCTTGAACTCACTGACATAGAGCGTGCACAGAAGCAGAACGTCAGATTGGCCGAATCCCTTGATATGGGTTCTGTGTTCAACACAGACAAGCCCCTTGCTGGCACAGTCAGCAAGCAGAACAAGAGAGTCGAGGACATAGGAGACATACTCAACATAGGTGCAGGGACACGGTGCAAACACTGTGGTCTCCTGCACTTCATGTTCGTGGAGAAGTGCAGCGCATGCAAGAAGCCAATGGAGTACAACATGGGCCACAGAGATGAGGAGGCCCGGTGGTAATGCCACAGGTGTTCAGTCCCGGTGAGGCAGAGACAAGGCCTCTCGACCCCACTGCGATTGTATACACCACAGCACAGAAGGTAGCAGACCTACTCGACATAGGACCACAAGAAGCAGTCTTGATGTCAGCCAATGCAGAGGCTAACGCCGTATTCGTGACAGGGGCAGACTACAGGAACATCGGCTTCTCAGTCGGTGACACACTTCTACTATACTCAGATGCAGACCCGATGGGGATAGATAGAGACATCACTGCAATCACATCAACGGCCAGTGGTGTCAGACTGGCATTCTCGTCTGCCATCAATCCGGGTCTCTACGAGACCACTGACAACGGCTACGTGCAGAACAAGGCATCATTCACCAACGGCAGGACAAGAGGACTGACCAAAGATAAGGTCGATGCTATCATCAGGCGCATGCAGGACAAGATAGACAACATGACACACAACTCATGGAGACCTAACCTCGTCACTGCCGAGTACATCAACTTCGACACATACAAACCATACAGGCGACGATACTACACGGACTACGTGGGTACTACACCAATGCTGTACAGGAACGTACAGCAGATACTGCGTCTGGAACTATGGCAGGGCGATGACTACCGAGAGATAGGAGCAGCAGAAGCCAGAGTGAATATACCAGATAGCGTCAACTCGCTATCAGGCTCTATCGTTCTATGCCCCGGAAACAGCACTGCCTCAGTAGCGGTGCTCACCATGGGCACTGCGACCAACCAATGGAGAGCAGACTTCGATAGCACTACAACAGCACAGAACCTCGCTGACCTAATCAACAAGGAAGATAGGGTTGGGAAGGCAGGAGTGGACTTCTCCCCAGCGTTCACACTGGAGGGAAGCACTTCCAACGTAGCAGTGCACAATGAGTTCCTAGCCACTGCCAACGCCGATTTAGGCACTGGTATTGTAAAGATAACCAGTATGAGGCCGGTAAAGGGGGGTGAATCGTGCACAATAGCATCTACTAATTCCAATGTGACTGTAACGGACACTCATAGCCACACCTGTACTTTCGCCAGTCTAAGCAGCGATACGGTCAATGTCACATCCACAAGCGATGACCCCACTGTAGATGCCACTGCCGACTTCGCAGACTCTGGTGTGTTCGGGGTGGGTGACACTGTAATCAGATACACAGGCAAGACAGCATCTTCATTCACAGGATGCGTCAGCGTGGTGGGTAGTGCTCTAGCAGACATCAGTGGCACACTGACACAGAAGAGAATGGATGTTGACCTGCACGGAAGCAGCGGAGACGGCGGCAGGCTACGTGACTTCTGGCTAGACCCTGAGATGGGAATCATATACTTCAACAACTCATACCCGTTCTTCGAGTGGAACGCAGTCAAGGTATCCTACATCTACGGAGAGAGATATCTTGAGAAGGCGATAGAGGACATGTGCACCAAGATGGTAGCCATAGACCTACTCATGAGTGACGACAGGAGCGTACTCATACCTGAGGGAACGCAGAACGTGGACCTCGCATCGAAGATACAGATGTACAAGATGGACATAGAGAACACCATGCCACGCTACAAAGAGGTGGTAAGTTTCCTATGACCAAGTACGACTCAGGGGATGAGATGCGAAGTAGAATCAGGGACACCTTTTCTGAGAACATAGCGAACCAAGCAGAACTACTCAACTACTTCACGAAGAACCCATCCAACCTCAGAACGAGGAAGGAGAGGGAGGAGATGATGTCCGAGGGTCTGACCAACGACGAAGGTCTAATCACAGTCACCAAGACAGGTCTACCGGCATCACAGGAAATCATAGACAAGGTGATGAAGAGAGTAGACGAGAGGATGCTCACAGAGGGAAACCCTGAGATGAGGGAGAATAACTTCAACTACAGAGGTGGCAAACTACTGCCGATTGCCGAGGTGAAGAACTGATGGTAGCGACCTTCCTAGAGGGCATAGACGCTGTTCTCGCTGTCTTGAGAGACAATTGGAACAGGGGCAATACGGGCAACTACAAACCTATCATCATAGACATAGCCGAAGTAGGACCAGAGCGTGGAAAGAGGTTGGACATGAAGAACCACGACTACATCATGGTCTTCGAGACGGCACACAACGAAGAGACACCGGAACTATTGTATGACTTCGTTACCACTAGGATAAATATCACACTGGATGCGAGGACCATGAGAAGCAGAAAGCACTTGCAACTCATGGAGAATGAGATAAGAAGAGCAATCCATACCCAGCGCAAAGGAGACGGCGAGAACTATGACAGACTCGTGTTCAAAACACGAACGGATTTGTCCGATAGGAGCAAAATGTTGTTCAGAACGACCTTCCAGATAGAAGTTGTTATCTTTGCAGAGTTAATCCCATGAGGTGAGAGAGAGCCATGCCGTCAACAGTTTATCGTGGAGACCTGACTGAAATCACGTTCGGTCACGAGTCGGGAATCACAATAGAGTACGATGCATTCGGCACTGTGAGGTTCATTGCCAAGGCCGGTACAAGAGACAAAATCAAGGACACAAGCGTCATCAAGTTCAGTGGTGGAGCAGCAGGAGCACCGATAGCCAGCGCTAAGATTGCCTTCCCAAGAGGCATGCTGGTCGGCAGTCAACTCGTCTTCAGCGGTTTGGATGGCGACCCTTGGGATGCGAATGACAACTACAGCGAATCCGGCAGGGTGTACACCATAGTCGCTCAATCCGACACTGAACTCACCATATCCCCACATCTGCTGACAAACCACAGCGATGGTGACATAACGTCGGACTCAGGTGCTCTGCACATACTACCGTTCAAGACCCCCAGCATGGACACATCCATGGCTCACGCAGACAACGCCAACGCCGCTGCTGAGAGGGTTCTCACTGACCAGTTCGTTGGACTGGTAGGCACAGTGGCTCTACCTGAGACCGTCGTGGACCTGAAGAGATACCACGTGGTCGGTCTAGGTCGAGACATAGCAGTGCAGACTCCGGGCAGATTCATCAACACAGGCGGCTCTTTCGAGTGCAACATACACAACGGTCGCTGGTTCTACTACGCACTAGGTCACGAGGTGGCCAAACTACCACTCACTACCATAGGAGTCACACCCGATGGTTCTAACAACGCAGGGACTACAGGCGCAATAGGTGTATCTGGTTCTGTGGCTGCTGTTGCTGCTGGAGATGCAGTCTTCAAGTCAGACGGCACATACGTGGGGAGGCTGACGGCAATAAGTGACTCACCGGGCAGCGATGCCACAGCAAGTACACTCACTTTCGGTAATGGCACTAAAGTCGCACTCACATCTTCAGATACACTCTTCTACAGCAAGAGCGCACTCTGCGGTCCAACCGGTGGGACTGACATGGAGACTGACGGTAGTATCTCGCCCGGTGACTCCTACTTCGCTTACACTGGAACTGCCGTCAGTGAACTAGGTGCGAGCGATGACGAAGCACCAGCAGCAGGTGACTATGTGATAATCCCTGAGTTCAACACGACAGACGTGCACACCCACAGGGAGACAGCAAGCGACGGCACTTGGCCAGCACAGGGCGCTGATAGCGTCATAAGCAAGGCCATCAAGACCGAGATAAGAAGGATAGTCGCCATAAACAACAACAAGATATGGGTCGATGACCCCTTCAACTTCCACCACGACACAGACATGGACATCTACTTCTGTAGGTTCATGGCAGACAACTCCAACGGTAGCCCGAACCTCCTAACCACAGCGGCCAGTTCAACTGCTGGTACTTTCGGTACATTAGAGAATCCGATTGAGAAACTCATCTACTCTAGAACCAACCTACCATCCTTCTCCATGGAGGTCAGCATTAGGAGAAACGACACAGGCGTAGGAGCAGGCACAGCAACGACAGAGGTCGTTGATGGTAGTGCTGGTGATTCCAAGCAACTCACACGTGTCTTCCGTGGATGCAAGGTGAAGGACTTTTCACTCAAGGCTGATACTGATGCTGCCTTAAAAATGACAGTGAACTTCGACGCTGCTCTATGCTACACAGACACTGGGAGATTGGAGACCTCAAACGAAGGTGACAGGTACGACGCACACAGGCTCTTCGAGGATACGGCAAACACCGAGGTCAAGAGGAAGGAGTCCGGCATAGCCAAGAGGACTCAGAAGCCATTCATGTTCTACAACGGCACGATGAGGGTCAAGGGCACTACCCTTGGACAGGTCGTCAGTTTCCAACTCAACGGTAGCACCGGAGTGCAGCAGTTCTACACCATCACAGGCGCTAACGTCGCTGACTCAGAGACCGACCAAGTACCATTCGCAGGTACTAGAAACCCGACCATATCCGTCGCTGGTAAGACAGAGTATGACATGGAGATGGAGATAATAGTAGACGACCCGTTGTTCTACCACAACATGAGAAGGAGCATAGACAACTTCGATGACACCACCACAGACACCACTGACGCTGACATGATACGCCTATCATTCGTCAAACAAGGCGGTAGTGGCACTAAAGAGACCATAGAGATTCTAATTGATGACTACTTCATTACAGAAGCACCACTGCCCATACCTGAGGACAAAGGACCGATAAGGAGCATGCTGAAGATAATGCCTAAGTCAATCAAGGTCATAACGATTGACCCTGTGTTCCACTCCTGAGGTTTTGAAGATGATGCCAGCACTAAGAGAAAGAGCCAAGAGATTCAACAGAATCTCCAAAGAGGACTACCTCTCTTGGATGTCTAGTAGGACTGGTGTGGAAATCAGATACGTACCATCAAGGGAGAGAGCACACATAGACGCTGCTTTCGAGGCCGCTCTTGCCGTTCCTGAGGTGGTAGAGGAGCAACCTGCTTGGGTCGATGTCGCTGAGGAAGTGCTAGCACAAGCAGAACCTGAGCCAGAACCTGAGCCAGAACCTGAGCCAGAGATGCAACCTGACGTGCCTGAGGAAGCACCAACCTCTCCCGGTGACACTATAATCGAAGAGGAGCAACCCGACGTGCCTGAGGAAGCACCGACGGATTCACCCTTCGGTATAGACATAGATTACGATTCGATGACTGTCGCAGAACTACGTGACGTGTGTAGAGACAGAGGACTTACGATTCGAGGTACTAAGGCTGAAGTCGTGCTCCGACTAAGGAGAGACGACGAAGGCATTACCGAAGAAACACAACCAGATGACGAGACCGAAGCCCCCGCAGAAGCGGCTGCTGAGGAATCGTCGGATGCCCCCGCTGAAGAAGCGGCTGTAACCGAGGAAGTGACAAACAATGACGAAAGTGGTGAACAAGAGGAAAATACTGACGAATAAACAAGAACACAAGCATGAGATACAAGTCGATAGGGAAGACCCTGAGGCTATCATGGAAGTGTGGATAAGAGACATAACGTATCTAGATGTACAGAAAGCAGCACAAACGATGTTCGTGGTGAATGAATCTGGCGTTTCTCTTGATTTAGAGGCATACTGGTCGTATGCTTTCACTAACTGGGTCGTAGGCACTAACCCGGAACTGACCGTAGAAGAGATGAGACAACTCAACGCATATGCTGGTGAGCAACTGGCATCGCTCCTTCCAAAGCCTGATGAGATGGCGGAGGCTATGCAAGGGGGGTTTACCAAAGCGAACAACTGAGGGTTGAGAGTTTTCTGAAGAGACAAGAGATAGAGTCATCAGAAGACATCGAACTCCAACTACAGTTGTTTGCATACAACATAGCAAAACATTACGGGATTTCACTGACAGAGGTATACAACATGAGCGAGGAGATATTCAAGCAATCCCTCGTATGGGCCATGGTGTACGACGCAGAGGAAGAGAAACAGGCAGAGGAAGCGAGGGTCAGGTCCAACACTGAGAGCAGTGACATAGTGAGGCTAGACTACTCCTTCTTACAGGAGGATGACTTCTAATGGCGTTCGCACCAATCTTGGCATCCTTAGCAGCCATCAACTCATCCACCACCTTGATTCAAGGTGGCATATCTGCGGTGCAGTCCGGCATAAGCATGATGGGTACTCTCTTCACTACCGTATTCAACAAACTCGGAGAAGTCGCCGTAAAGATATTCACCAAGATTAAGGATTTCATAAAAGACAAGATAATGCCTGTTCTTGAGCCTTTCATAGACATAGCGAAGAAGGTGTTCAACGGAGTGATGAAGGTCGCAAAGAAGGTAATAGGTTTCATCGCTGATGGATTCAAGAAGATACCTGAGGTATTCGGCACGATAAAAGAGAAACTCACAAACGCAATAGCGGGCATACCTGATGTGTTTGGGAGAATAAAGGATACAATCGTAGAGAAACTAGGAAAGGTCAAGGACTTCATCTTCAGCATACCTGAAAAAATAAAAGATGCTATAGGCCGTGTTGCTGGTAAAATATCAACTTTCATCGGCAATCTAAAGAGTAAACTAGCAGGTGTTGGTGAGTTCATAGGCGACCAGTTCGCCAAGGTAGGCGACATCATAATGTGGCCTTTCAAGCAGGTCTGGAATATAATCAAGAAAATCAAGGATGCTATTGCTGGGGCAATAGGCGGTCTCATAGACAAAGCGAAGGGGTTGTTCGGTGGGAAGAAGAAGAAAGCAGAAAGCAGTGCTACACAGATTGGAACGGCAGTATCCGGTGGTGTCACTCAGAACTTCACAATGAACATCAACATCGCAGGGGTGACAGACCGCTCTGACAAGAGACAACTAGCCAGAGAGATGGGTGAGTTGATGCAAGAGGAAGTAGCCAGAGCAATGGGTGGAACGACAACGAAGAGTAGGTATGCATAATGGCGGCGGCAAATGGTGTTCCTATCAGGCTAGTTCATGACAATGGGCAGTTGACTGAGATAAACGCCACTAGCATGACCATGACTACACAAAGGAAGACAGGTGGCATGCCCACCCCCTTCACCGGCGGTATAAGGGTAGGACTTGACCTCAACATGAACAAAGGGATGATTCTAATCAACGCAGTGCTCACTGACGATAGGAATCTGGTGGGTTCTAACGTAGCATCAAAAGCGAGGATGGACTTCTCATTCATAGTGCTGGGTGGTCAGATACAGAGTTACCTAGACGGTGATGGTGCTACGAACTCCAACATAGCCAAGTTGTTCAACAACACGTATTTCGTTAGTTCGGATGAGTTCAGTTTCTCCACTATTCATTTGTATTCACACGATGGTGTCACATACGTCATCAAACTAAAGAAACTCTCATCAGGGACATTCACCAACACCACGAACACCGATTACACCATAGGAATCAACCCAACAGGCTCGCTCACTGCCGCTGGCTTCGCCACTGCATTCACAGACCTGATAAACAACACATCCAGTTTGGCAGCCAAGTTCACCGCATCGAAGTCAGATTCCGCAGTCACTGGCCAAACCAACACCGTGGTCACCATAACACAGAATGTCACAGGGGAGGATGGCAACAACCTCACTCCCACATTCTCACAGAAACCCAACGGGTACAGACCTCCCTCTCACGAGAAGTTCGCAGGTGGTCTCACAGTATCCAAGAGGTCGGCAGGAGACAAGGCGATGGACCTCTACGGTATCATGAACAACTCCAAGAAAGAGGGTTTTACTAAAGCGCTGTTAGGAGCAGGTATGATTGGTGCTGGTGTAGCAATCACAGGAGCATCATTCGGTACTGCCACACCAGTTGGAGTAGGTGTAGCGGCAGCAGGTGCAGGTATTCTAATGGACGGTGCAGGTAGAGGTAGCGGATACATCAAGGGTATACAGATACCATACAACTCAACAATACAAGCGGATGGCGATACCTTCGTCGCTCGCAACTTCATCATGCCCACAGGATTCGGCAAGTCATTCAATGACAAGAGGAGCGACAATAACTCCAATCCAGCAGGTGCGACTTTCACTGGCAACACAACAGGAATAAACGGCACAGTAAACAAACTCGACATCACATACAACGCAGGAGAGAACATCTACGACATTGTGATGCAATTCGTGCCTGTGGACTTCTTGTTGTGATACTATGCCTATACTCGGACGCTCAAACCACGCCTTCTTCTTCGACGGCGTGTCTGACAGCATAGTCGTTCCGCAAGGCGCTATGAGTCGCTTGGGAAAAGAGACATCATCAGGAACGAAGTCAAAGGCAAACATACTGGGTGAGAGGCAGCACATAGAGGGTGAAGGCTCACTATCCGGTCTACTGAACACCCAGATTTGCATAGAGGCTTGGGTCATACCCGATTGCGGCGGTGTGGTAGTAGAGAAGGAAGACCAGTTCAAATTGTCAATAGGCGAGGTAGACACGCCCGGCCCTGCTACTTTCGAGGTATTCCTCGACACTGATGCGGGACAAGAGCATCATTTCATATCCACAGCGACCAAAGTATCCGGTAGAGGATACGAGGGAGTCGTCTATCCCTCTTCTGAGTTCGGTGGTATACACTCGTCATACAACAAGTACAACGGCTCATACGACGACCCCACTACCCTCAACACAGACCAACGACCCCTGATGCACATAGTGGCAGCATTGAGGACTGGTGCTATAGAACTCTACATCAATGGCGAGTTGATGGCATCGAAGGAGTTGCCGAACAGAACCCTACAGATAGCCAAGGGCAACGCACACGTGTATGTAGGAGGAAAGGGAGGGCAATTTCGAGGTGTGATGGAGTCACTGCACATCTCTACTAACTTCGAGGAAGGCTCGTTAGAGAGGTCTGCACCCATAGCCAGCGATAGTACGTTGCTGCTTTATAGGTTTGAAGAACCAATAGCACCTGTAGAGGAGGTCTACACCTTCTCCTCAATATCAGACAACGGCACTACCATGGACGGTGAGACCGTCACCATATCCCAGATATCACTCAGTACCGCTGATGCAGTCAAACTAGCCAAGAAACTCACCGGATTGGAGACGGTATCAGGTAACTACGTATTCTCAAAGGACAGCACAGGTACTCACAAGTACACAGGTGGGGACTACAAGGTCGTCAACTATCTACAGAACACAGGTACTCCAACAACACACTTCGTCTCTCACACACCATACAACCTTCTCATCAACGCCGGTGCTACAGACAGGGACGTATTCAAACCCAACAACAAGCCACCAGAGAGAGTCAGGCTTCACAACATCAACACATCGACTGGTAACTGCCTCGTCTCCAGCGTGCATCTTGACTTCTCCAGTTCGGTCAACGGACTTCGCAAGGCTCTGCATAGCAGAACAGCAGGAGTTGACAACTACTTCGTAGTCGTCGGCGCTGACCTATTGATAGACAGCGCCAGTGGTAGACCATACCAACCACCTCATCATTCCACACAGATGATAGACAGGACGGGCCAGATGGTCATTGACGAGAGTCCGTATGCTCTGCATGGTTTCGTCTACTCAACAAAAATGGCCACAGATACCTCAGATAACGCATATGCAGTCACTTGGCCCACTGACGTAGACACATCCTTCCAAGTCGGTCACAGTGGAAGGCATGCCCTCAACCACGTTGACGGTCATGACTTCCTGAAGTTAATGCCAAGAGCGCAGGAGGAGATAATCGACCAGCAAATAGACGGCTCTGCTGATATCATAGACGTAATGTACGATGTCTCCAAGGGTGGTATCTCCGACCAGATTTCAATCAACAGCAGAGTTGACGTTTACAGAGACCAAGGAACAGTTCTGATTGACGAGATAGTCAACAAGACAGAGGCGCAAGTGGTGTTCGACAATGGCTTGGTAGACGCAGAGAAAGAGGTGATTGCGATTGGCGGTCCTAGTTTCGACTACCTGCCCTTCATGCTGAAAGGACCTGTCCCACAAGACCTAAACAATCTGAACGCAGAGACACGCAGGCTTCATCTCAGACCCAGTGAGAAGAGCAGGGTAGCGCTTCTCAGAATACCCGCTCTGACTTCCTACAACCTCGCTCCCTTCGTCAAGGTCTACTACAATGCGATAGACCTGACTGGGGCTAGCATGAGCGGTGTCGTACAACCGTTGCTCATGGTGGAGAAGACAGTACCTGCTGGCTCTACCATAGTCACCGGCACTACCACTCTCTTCAGCCTAATCAAGACAGCAATAGAAACCAACACCATAAGGTCAGAGGTGTTCGCCGCTGGTGGATATATCGACTTCACAGATTCTGAGATACTCAAGGGGTCGTTGAGAGAAAACCACTCCCTCATAGGTGATGTCAGTGAGGGATACGAGGCGGATGACGAGTTAGACGAGAGCCTCACACCAATCAACCACAAACCAATGACACCCACTGGAATCACTGTAGATGGTGACCAAGCCTCTGGTGGAGGTTCTAGCATCACCACCAACGGCACTAGCAGCGAAAGCACCGTCATAGCGGAGGGAGATGCCATCTACAACTCCGACCTAGCATTCGTAGGCACAATAGCATCAGGAGGCATAGGGGCTAACATCACCCTCACGGATAACCGTGCTGCTGCTGTCACCAATGGAGAGGAGTTGTACATAGGGATAGGCACTAACGCACACCCCAATAAAACCCCACAGATAATCACCGCTTCCCATACTCCCACTACCAAGCACGACTCAGTGTTCCACAAGATGGTCATAGAACCCAGCAGGAGCAAGAACGACTCCTTGACAGACAAGGGACTGTACTTCAGGAGAGAGCCTAGCGAAGTCATACAGTCACCATCCAACGGAGAGTTCGACAAGGCAGGTACTTCCTCTGGCACACACATATACGAGATGTTCGACATCATCGACAATCAATTCCAAGATGACGGTAGCGTGAGAGTATTCATACAACCCTCCGATAGGAGAAGAATCAACCAACTCTCAGGATTGAGGTCGCAGTCTACCGATTTCAAAGAGCCTAACAACATCACCATGATGTATCTCATGAGCAGGGCCAGAATCAGGGCCGTGCTGGACTCCAATCAAGGTGGTGACAGTTTCACCACGGTACGCTGTGTGGGTCTCACAGAGTCAACAGTCAACAGGTCAGTCAATGTGAGAGGCAAGGGAAGCCCGGACTCACAGGTGGTCAAGGAGATAGAGCCTAACGCACCCGTAGTCACAGTCACCCTTGGTGGTCCGGGTCAGGGTGCTATGGATGTCAAACCCACATACGACCCAAGCCCACTAGCCAGACTCCCGTTCTCCACGAGGAGAAACATGTGTGCTGTTGGCTATCTAGCAGTATCAGGTTCAGGGGGCGGTCGAATCGTAGTCAAGCCCCTCAATAACAACTCAACAGACCTAGCGTCTTGGGGCACATACGGCTTCCCCAAGACAGGCAGGGTCTACCTACAAGACGGTGCTAGTGCCAGATATGACAGCAAACTTGCGTCAGAGTTCGTCTTCACCGATGCAGCCGGTGCAGGAGCGGGCAAGTTCCTTCTAGCCAATGGCACTGAGTTCACAGACTTCTCAGATTGGCTGTCAGCCACTGACATCTCCAAGGGCATATCGTCAGTGGAGGACATCAACGTCTCAGTGACGCTCTTCGCAGACCGCTTCTTTGACGAGTCATCACTCGCTGAAGATGGCTCTACCATCAATGACAGAATGTTCCAAGGCATGAGCGATGTGCAGCATGACTACCAACTCGGCACTCAATACGCAAGCACAAGGGCGATGGTGGAGATACCGTTCTTCGCAAACCAGTTCTTCGATGACGTGCGAACCGGCACTTTCCCCGGACCAGACAACTCGTTCAAGATTCACATAGACGCTACACACACTCCGCACACGTACAACCCAAGCCCTGTTGGTAGGAGACCAAAGGGTGTCGAACCGGCAGACAGGGAGGCGATGTCAGCCTATGCCCTCAACAAGAGGCAGAACCAGTACACACCATCAACCAGAATAACTAGAGTAGAATCCAACCCATCTTACTATTTCATCTATGTAGAAGACATCGGGATGTTTCCAAGTCCACAATATGGTGGCGCTTTACGAATGGAACAAACTACAGACACTGATGGAGATGGTGTGCCTGATGACGATGAGAACTATCAGAACGTCGGTAATGTCAGGAACTACAGGAAGATGTTCCTAGCCAGTGGAGAGTGGGCATACTACATCCAAAAGTCGAATAGTGGTGCTTTGTACATACCTATAACTGGCGCTGGTCAGGGTTCTGAGAACTGGGCCTACTCGTCAGGATTCCTCGATGAGGCTGTTGTTGGTGCTTCATTAACTACTGGTGGGCCTTCACTTCCACTGGAGGGCATAGTCCCCATAGGCTCTGATGCCTTTACACCATCCTCGGACTTCGAGAACAGGTCGGAGTACTACCACGACTCAGCCAGCGTCAAGACTCAGGGAGGCAACGTGGACTACGGGTTGCGGCAATATGTCAGCGCAGTGGAGTTCAAGGAAGGCCCTGAGTCCAACCCACACGCACCGAGGATAGTTTCCGGCAGGGCTGTTGGTAATGTCGTCACTGCCGCACACAAGAGTCTATCAGGCGGTAATGGTGCTTTCATCAACCAAGTCCTCATCACCATGTCTGAGGAGGACATGGACCTCTTCCCTGACTTGGACTACGAGGACATGAGCACGTACTCCTTCTCCTCAGGTGAGTTCCTCTACGAGGCTGAGACCATACTCAGCAACGGCACTGTCCAGAAGATGCACTACTACGGCAGGCTGACCAAGAACAGCATCAGTGACACCATAGCACCCAACGTCTTAGTGTTCGTATATAGAGCAGCAACATCATCCACACCCTCTTGGGTGACCAACCTTCCGGGTAAGGAGATAAGACTCACCAGAAGGGTGAGGGACATCTTCGGTGCTGTTGACGGGGATGACGGGAACAACGCAGCCTTGAAGGAGGCCAACAACGAGAACATAGCCAAGACATACGAACCCACTGGCGATGAGGCTTGGACAGTCACAGCACTATCTACGAGCAGTTCATCAATCACAGTATCAAACTCAACAGGTCGGCTTGTAGGCGCTAACACCTTCGGTCTGAATCTGAGAATAGGCGACCTGATTTACTCAGAGGAGACGGCAAGCAAGATACTCTTCATAGGCACAGTCGCTACTATAGACGATTACGATAATGGTACATACGATGTCACCCTGACAGACGTTGCTGCAAACACTGCCTCGGCAAAACCGCTCAGGCTATCCTTAGCCAACGCATACGAGGAAGACCCCGACGCTGTTCTAAACAAGTCTTGGAACTACCCATACGCTGCTGGTGGTCTGAGAAGCGGTGACACGATATGGGCCAACATGACAATCAACAACCCCTATGCGACAGAGGGTCTGTTCGCCAAGAGCAGGGGAGTGTTCAACGAGGCTCAGGTATGGAAGGGCTTCAACGGTGGTGTGGCCAGCCTCGCTGCATCCAGACCTAGGGAGAGCGTACCATTGGAGAACTTCCTCATTGGTGACACCTGCCTTGAGACAGCCATAAACTACGCACAGCACGTCAACCAGACAGTCAAGGAGAACTACAAGTCACTGGGACTCGATGAGTCGAAAGCACCCAAGGTGGCTTACGTTGACCCCTACCTTGCTGAGGACGGACACGCTAGGGTGCTTCTGTATGACGTGGCTCATGACAAGGAGTTCATCGCCTTCCAAGACCTGCACATGCAAGTCCAGACGAGCGCAGAGGCAGTCACAATCGGCAGACCGAGGAACATGGTGGTAGGCAGCGGCACAGCACCAGTGGACTTGGCTGAGTACACTGCCACTTTCAACGGTGGCGGGCCTTCATGGATAACCACCCAGATAGACGTGGCGAACGGCTATCCCAGCGAGAACAGGTACATCCGCTCGACACAGCAGTCCAAGTTCATAGAAAGCGCATACTCACATGACCTAGCGAACAGGATAGGCACTAACGTGCTGACCGCAGTCAACGGCACTCTACCGTCCAGCCTACCCGCTAGTACAGCCACATCCTCATCACCGGGGATATACGGCAAGGCACACGGCCATCACGTGCACACTGGGTACAGCATATTCGGTGAGGCCAACAAGTACTCAATGGGTGACAGCGTTCTACCGAGGACGAGAGACTCTACGGTCAACCCATTCACGGCAAACAGCGACCATGCCTTCGCAAGGACCAAGAGGTCATTGACCGAGGCATTCACTGCTGCACTCGTCAAACTGAGGACAGACACCTCAACAGACCACACCTTGAGAGACCCATCCACCTTCTTCGACACACCAGACGGAACTCGTGTCATTCCCGCATTCCTCTGTCTCAAGGGCATAAGAGACACACCACTCGACCTCACAGGCCATGAGGAGAGCAGGCTACAGCATCTCAAGCAATGGACGGATATGGACTTCCTCAGGAGACTCTCGATAGACTGCGGTGATGTTGCAGGTAAATCCGGTGTGGTATCCATAGAATCAGCAGCACAGGAGATTGTCAGGCAAATCAACCAAGCGGGTGCACCGAAGGGGCAAATCGTAGTTGACAAGGACACTACTGGCAGCGCCCATGACCCCGCTCCCTTTTGGGATACAGACAAGGCGTTCTCCTCTCGTGACAGAGGAACTCACATGGGATACGTCAGAGCACACATGGGCAGGGAGGTGCAGGACAGAAACGGCAACAGGGGCTTCACTGTCGTCATACACAGCACCGTACCCGGTGCTAGCGGTAGGAACTTCTGCGTATGGCTCGACAACAGCAAGGGACAGAGCGTCTACCAACCGGACTTCCTCATAGGACATGGTGGTAGATGGCGTGACTTCTGGGCATTGCCTGAGGAGAAGGAGGGTGAGAACATGCATCCTGCACCCATGCCACTCAACAAGCACGGCAGACCGTTCGCACCAATCACAACGCTCACTCAGTACGTTAACCCGGAGGAGACAGGAGAAGAGGTAATCAGTACGACTGACTTTACTGATTCCGACGATGACAGCAGTCCTGTCATCAGGGCGATATCGAATGCGTTAGGTGGAGGCCAGCAGTTCAATACCGTCAACACCGAGTCATTCTCCACTATAGGCTCATCATCCACCATCATACAGGGACTCAGAGTCGGCAAGAACTCATTTGGTAGAGTCAACTTCGGTGGACTGGTAGCCAGTGGTGTACCCGGATTCTCACCAATAGCAGGACCTTGGGGCTTCGGCAAGAAAGGCTCTCAAGACTTCAGAGACACATATGGCAGGTCTAGCACAACAGTGTCCTACACCACTCATACGGATGCGAATCAACTGAAGTCCGACACACTAGGAGACTCACCGATATACGGTCTCAAACTGACAGACCACAGGGGAGGCAATCACGGCATACGCTACATCTACAGAGGTGCAGGACTAGGTTTCGCAAACGACAACACAGTTCTCCCAGACACCATCTCCAACGAGGTCTGTGTCTTCTTCGATGACAGGGACACGACGCAGGGAGGCTTCACCATAGGCAAGCACATGCGTGGCACTGGTGATGCCACTGGTAGAATGGTTGAATTAGCCTCTAATGGTACTAATGATGACAACACTGCTATGACAGCCAAGTCTTGGACTGGCAACAGATGGAGAGGGGTGTCTGCACCAAACATAGCAGTGGATTGTGAAATAACCAAATCCAGCACTACATTCACAGTGACTCTACAAGCACCTTTCGACAGCGGTAGTGGTCTCGCACATCACGATGTGCTTGGATACCTCGGCTTCCCAGTCACGAACGGCATACTACAGGTGACAGACTCACAAGGTGGAGACCAAGGAATGACCTTCTCCTACACTAGAAGAACACAGAACGCCAAGGACGGTACTCACCAGTTCTTCGGTCTGGCTGGTGATGAGTTGTCCAACTCTTTCAGCGGCAGGTATCTAATCAGCCCTGTCCTCAATTGGACCACACTCGTCACTGATGAGTTGATGGCTGCCGTCACGACCGCTGCAATCAACGCTACAGCAAGTCAATTGACTGAGGGTATAATGTTTGACTGCACCGAGATGTACGCCACCAACGGCAAGACGTTCGGTGACATGGGTGTGTTGCCTGATGCCATCACCATACGAGCGTTCGACCCCACCAAGAACATCACACCGATATCAGACCTCTTCAGCGCATCATTGCACAATGACTTCGGGATGCAAGCGGCGCATGTCGAGTTCGGTGAGGTGGAGAAGACACAACTGCTATCGACAGGCTGGGCCTTCGGTACATCTAGAGCAATAGCAGACTCACTGATAGAGTCCAATAGAAGAATAGCCTGTGGCTACATACCCAAGACCGTGCTACAGATAGCCACCAGAAGCAGAGGACCTAACGGCAACACTGCCACACCAGTGCTAGTTGACTCCTTAAACAACCCCGTTGACATCAGTGACTGGAGAAAGAACCTGAAAGGTGAGAGTTTCACACGCCACAGCGGAGACCACATCCTGCCGATGATAAACAACCCAACTGCGATGTACGACAAGAGTGGTGGAAGCAGTGCTGACGATTGGGCTAGTGGTAATACCAACGACCATCTTACTCTCGACCACGAGATGTGGAACTTCCTGATACCAGCAGGACAGGAAGGCTCTAGCAGCAGGATACCATCCTTCGGTGAGACCAAGACCATCTTCATGAACGATAAGAAGTCTATCACTGTGGAGAGCGTCAACAGTGGTAATAGCACGAAAAAGTTAGTTTGGTCCAATCCCTCGGAGGACTGGCCTGCTGCTGAGGTGAATGGTAACGTAGCATTCTCGCACTGGGCCACTCTGGATGTGACCAAGCACTTCGATGGACTGCGTTCGCTAGGCAGCGTGTTCTCCGAGCCATACGTGTTCTTCAGAGGAGGGAAGAGCAGCACTGACCACAGCGTGCCTCTGTTCTTCGGTGGTGGATTCAGCGGTGTGACGCTCGACATCAACGACGGTACGAAGAACGACTACTCCTCATTCTACACACACCCGTATGCGAATGGCCCTACGGGAACTACAGGCATACAGAACGCCAACGAGATATCCACCAGTTTCGCCTTGCTTGACGGCAATGCTATGTTCGCCTTCTTCCCCGGTGCTGCTTTATGTAATCAACACAGGGGGAGTATACTACCACCGATGTTCAACAGGGACAACATACTGTCGCCCGACCTGAACAGAGGCACAGGCACAATCAACAGCAGCCATCCCAACTCCACTCCCTACACCAACAACTCAGGCACTGATGTCGCAGTGCAGAAGCCCAGCCCACTGATTCTGAGGTTCGCACACCCCACTGCCAGATACGAGGACCACAAGGACGCTAGCGTGGAGAACAAGACAACGTACATCATCTTCGGGCCGGGTCAGGCGTTCCCATTCGCACAGGAAGTGGCAGACAACGCTGGCAGTTACAACATCAAGCAGCCTCATCCGGGCAGGGTCATAGTGAACGGTAACGGACACAGCAAAGTACCCAAGGCGACCAATGCAAGGAGATTCCCGAACCACATAGAGAGCGACGGAGTGCTGGCCAACGGTACGTTCGGTGAGGGCTACTTCATGCCTGAGGCCTCTGCCTACCAATTGGCTAGAGGCAGATTCCACTGGAGGACTACTCTCAACTGGGAGACACCACAAGGCAAACCGAATCTAGCGATACTCAAACAGTCACAGGCATCAGGTAGGATGTACGGCAATCACTTCAACTACAGGACAGCGACAACTGGTATAGATGACGATTTGAAGAAGGCCCATCCAATGAGGCACTGTCCAGTGATTGGTCACGGTATAGCCATGGCAGCAGATATGGTGTACCACATGGATGGTGGATACCACCCCGGTGGTCATTGGATGGACAACCAAATCACATTCAACCCACCACATCCCAAGGGTGAAACCATACTACAGAGATGGGGCAGCGGTTCAGCGAACACCGTGCTACACCCAAGCGCATACAGAGTAGCAGGCCCAATCACTACCAAGGTACTGGCATACAGCGAAGACGTTGCCTCCAGCGAGGTGGATATGGAGTACATCATCGTGGATGCCACGAGATGCCAGAACGGTGAGGAACTTGCCACGGTGGTAGGTTCGGCAATCAACGCCTTCCCCGGTGCTGGTGCGCTCAAGGCCATGGGTGGCACACACATGCCATCAATGGGCAATGCGATGAGGCAAGATAGGTATGGTTGGATTGAGAGCACTTTCGTGTCAATAGCCCAGACAGGCAACGCAACCGACGATAATCCCTCTAACAACCACCTCACAGTGAAAATGGACGAGGCTTACACAGGAGACGAGGAGATACCTGCATGTGGGTGGTTGAGAACAGACACCTCTTCGTTCGCACCTTACTACGCTAGAGAGGTGTTCAATGACAGCGGAATCAAGGTCAAGTTCTACCTAGCACCAAATAGAATCACTGGACACACGAAGTTCGAGGATGGAGGCACTTGGGCTGACAACACAGCATTCGGAACACCCACAACAGGCTCTATATGGATTTGGTCGAAAGCGGGAGTTCACAGATTCAACAACGAGAACGACACTGGTCGTGACCACATGTGCCAGACGCACTTCTCCGGTCTAGTCGATGCCATAGACAGAACGAGACCGATAGGTGCGGTTGGTTGGGCAGGGGAGAGATACTCCTACCTCAACAGCCTGAAGGTGGGTACACAGGGATATGCCGCTGGATTAGGTGCTTGGCATCCGATGCTCGGCTTCTCTCCGTATGGCAGCGCATCCTCAGCAATGACAGCACTCAGTCACCTGCCCGTTGTTGGTGCTATGGTGCACAGCCCTGAGGCATCACCACCAATAGACGGGATGGGTGCTAACCCAGCGAACCTGATGACGTACCTAGGTGACCCATACAGCGATTCTACTGGATTCAGGGTAAACGCTGACAATCAGGCTACTTACAATATAGGACACGATGCCTTCCAAGCCCCCCACACGATACACACCAAGCCTCCCACATACATCGACACCACTCTACCTGACTTCATGACACACCCACAGGGAGTGTTCGGCAGGGCATTCATAGTGGTGAGTTACGAGTGCGAGAGCGCTCTCGTGGCCAAGTACGACAGGGACGGCATCACAGGTCTAGGCGATTGGCTGCAAGTCAAGGGTGCTGCTGCTAACGGCACAAGCAACCCCATCCACTATGCTGGTACTACGAAGTGGGACGAGCGATTCCACGGTCAGGACCGATTCATAGCACCAGCGAACGCAGGTCCTAACGTAGAGGCAATGGTGCATACCACACCCACTGTGAAGACCGTCAACGACTACACGACGGACCACATACTGGACACGACCTTCGATGCAGAGTACTTCCTGCACGGATTCACGAACAACTCCACTCTTGAGAACGCCATACCCAGCCTGCACAAGACGGGTGACCTGATATTCGACCTAGACCACTCTGTAGGCTCTTTCTTCCTTGAAGAGAGTGATGAGGTGGAGAGGAACGTAGCAGCCGACCTGTATATCGGTGAGGACTTCACACAGTTATACGATGACAGCGGTACACCATCACACGACGACTTCTGGGTCGGTGATGTGAATGCATACGACCTGTACAAGAGGTCAGCAGCGAAGAACTTCTCGATAGAGCACATAGTGTGGAAGAGGATGGATGGTGGCAACCTCTCTCTACCAGCGGTCAATGCACGTGGTCTGGGTGCTGTGCCCTTCGTGAACAGGGTGAGTGGCAACAACGCCTACACCATGGGTGAGAAGATATACGGCAACGTCAGATTCACGTTCGAGACCACCAACAGCGCCATGCTACCAGTGCTACAGGCACAGGAGTTGAATCATCCTCAACTCGCATCCAAGTTCCCACTCAACATACAGAACGTCTTGGAGATACCCAACGAGGAGATGCAGTTCGGTGAGATGACCGTCACTGACGATTCAGGGCAGGAGCACGTCCTTGAGGGCGGTAGTCCTCTGGGTACAATCATACGTGGCTTTAGGAAAGTCACTGACAGGCAAGCGAAGGGCATGTCCCCTGCTCTCGCCAACAGCGACGTTGCACCCAACCTCAAGATACAGTTGCCTGACCCCAACTCCATACCCGGCAACATAGTGGTGAGGTCAGGTTTCGACAGGCTACAAGCGTACCAGAACGAGACCATGGGTTCTGGTGGCATGATACACCCAGACCTCAACGAGAACTACATAGGAAGCCTGTTCGACAACTCAGTGTCCAGTCCACGCACAGGTCCTACATACGAGGACCACAACTGGGAGCACATCGACGTGCTGACCAAGGACAGCACCAACGCCGGTTGGAAGGAAGCGACCAACAGCGCACCTCTGCAATCCAGTTACGAGCAGCATGACAGGACACTGTACTTCCATGTGACGAAGATGGGACACAGCAGCACCGAGAGATACCCCACAGAGTACACTCATGCAGACGGTGTGGTAAGTCAAAGCCTCACAGTCAGTGGTTTCAGCGGCACTATACTCACCGTGTCATCCACCGTAGACTCCTCGATATACGACGCTGGGTTCGGAACTAAGGAGGTAAGCGACGACAGACGCTTCCTACGCCTTGCTACTAGCACTGACTCAGTGGTGGTCTCCTACACAAACATCAGCGGAAGAACGTTTGAAGGGGTGGTAGGAGACGTGGACTTCACCGCCTTCCTAGCAGCGAACCCACCAGAATCAACGACAATCAACATCTCACCGTCATACTACATACCAGCCGGTAGCAACCGCTTCTTCGCATCGAGGAGGCTACGTGACCACGCAGAGGTAAGCGGCAACTCACCGGACATGGCGAAGACTGAGTACTTCTCAGGGACATACGGTACGGTCAATGCCAACACCCTAGCACACAACATCTACAACAAGCAGGTACTGACACCAATGCCGCTACCACGCATGGGTCATCACTTCGTCACACCGACGATGCCGATGCTCCCCGGTCACTGGGCGCACCCTGCGTACCAGAGCCTGTTCACAAAACACAAAGCAGAAAACGCATCACTGCGAGGCTTTGCTGACAAGAACATACTGGCTGATAGTGTAACTGCCACCATGGACAAAGCAGAGTTGACGGCTTTAGAATCAGGAGCAGTAGTAGACCAGTTCAACGTCCACGACCCTGAGTTAGCATTCAGTGGTGTAAACGCCGCTCCATCGCCGCCCAGCGATATCCATGGAGGTGCGTTTACGCTCATGTTCGAGACGGGTATCAAATATGATGGTTACGGCATTCTCGCATCTACAGGCGACGCAGGTACGGTGAATCAACAAGGTGGACACACCATAGTGCTGGAATCCGCATACTACTACACTCTGGGCAAGAACTTCCCAGACCCCGCTGAGGTGGGTGCATACCAGATTGTGATACAACCCAACACGTTCTCCACGCAGTTGGTGGGCTTCCACACAGACGTAGGTGCTTCCACCCAATCCCTGACCAGTCAGCAGGTGCACACGGTGATAGGCAGAAAAGCAGCAAACAACACTCTAGGGACGGTTTCCCTGATTCTAGCACAGGCTACTCAGGCTGATGTCAGAGGCTGCGAGGTGTTCATCAATGAGGCCATGCTCGACATAAACCCGGACCACGGCAGCCAGTTCACCAACATCCCACCCTTGCTATTGTACAATCAATTCGGGGTAGAAGGTACGGAGTCACCCGTTTTCACACGCAGAGCGCTACCGTACACACCGGGCCAGTTCAGGAATGCCACGCCCGGATACACAGTCAGCACACCTTGGTGGTCGTTCATCCACAAGGTCGCTCCAGACGACAGTTCCTCTGACAACTTCAAACACATAGCACTACATCGCCCGGATAATTACTATCAGATAAAGAGAAGTACCTTTGGAAGTATAGGAGTACAATTAACAATTGCAGGATATCCTTCAATATATCCAAATATATATTCACATATATTACAAAATACATCTCTAAATCCAAAATGTATAGTGAAAAGTATTCAAAGTGCAGCAAATGGATATAGAACAATTACTGTAGATGACGCAAGTAGATTCCCAGAGACTCCACAATATGGAGAAGTACTGGAATATATTGATTCTAATGGTATTAGGCAGACATTATCATACACAAGACGCTCAGGATTGCAGTTAAACGCAATTAACAAACCAGATAAACTACAGTCAAACGTTGTTTCTGGGCCATTCTGGGACAGTATCACTACTGATTTAGCAGCAGGACTCGATGTTACGATTAGATTATCACAACCGTATGACATATACAGTTCCAAGAATGTATTTACAGATACAAATAGTAGTATATTTACAAAAGTACTTTCACAATTAGAAAAAGGTACTAGAGATACAACTAATTTACATATACCTGATGCATATCTATGTATGTGGAATAGTAATTTAGGAAGACCATATACATTCTACTCGGATAGTTCACGTACTTTCAACAACCCAACCAGTGATAGGGCAGTAGACAAGAAGCCATACAACAGTCTACCTGAGCATTTCGAGAGCATACACTACCATGATTCGGTGTATGCAATGAGCCTAGGGCCTCTATCACTGAGGATTGAGTCTGCTAACCCAGACACGAAAACAGGGGCTTCAGCCACAGGAGCAGCAATAGAGGCACTCTCCGGGTACGAAGCGCAGGGCGGTACTACGCTGGATAGCCAGAAGGTGATGTACAGCAAGTTCTGGCCATGTGGTAGCCGTGGCGGGCCTCTGGTGAGCCGTCTCGACCTGTATACCGAAGCAAGCGTATCATGGTCAATACCCCGTAAATACGCTGCAAACGACTTCTACTACTGGAAAGACGAGGATGTGGCCAACTCAAGTTACGCCATGGCCAGCAGTGGTATCACGTTCGATTCAATGAGTAGTTCACATGCTGACAACCGATACTCATACGGATGGAGGATATCCGTGAGACAGGTGTACAACAAGCCGACATACGGCATACTACCCGGTAGGGGCAAACTGGAGGATGACAATACCTCAGAGACGCAGTACACCACTGACTACGTTGCAGGGCCATTGGTGCACATGCCTGCCTCGACATGGACGTACATCGGTGGAGATACGTCGCAGTCCAACGTTTCTCTATCAACGACATACGTTGGTATCATGGAGAGGCAGACCAACTTCGCTGGTATGCTAGCAGCAGACAGACCCGAATACCAAGTGAGGTACAGCGA